AATAATTGATCATAAGTTCCGGTGTAATAAGATCAAGTGAACTTGGGACATCTATATCAATTTCAGAAATTTTAGTCTTTAATAGTTCTAAATTTGCTACATTAATCGGTATTCGTGATAATGCTTCATTGTCTTCGGTTCTGGTAGCTAATGGATAAAATGTGTTTATTTGAGTATGATCTATATCTAACTGATTGAGACCAGGTTGTGGAAAACCAATATTCATGTTTGGTAATGTCATAATAGTTTGGTTTTGAACTGGAATAACCACATTACTTAATGATACTGGTTGAAGTGCCATTATATAATAAGAAGAGATATCATATATTTGAAATTACAATCTATATTAATGAATGATTTATTAATGTTTTTTCCCTTACCTAAATATACTCCTAGAATAGTATAATAGCTAATGGTAATGTTATAAACTATATTTAAAATATATTTATTTCTTTTTTACAAAATAAATGTTTAAAAGATAGTTAATGACATTAAATATATAATGCCTCCAAAAAAAAATAATCAATTAAATAAAATTTTAATGGTAAGTAAAATAAATTCAAAACAAAATAATACAGCCACACATGATACCAAAAAAACAAAAAACTCAATAAGAATACATCCAAAAATTAGCTTAGGTGAATTAAGTGAAAAGCATATTGACACACTATTGACAAGTGTAGGTTCCGTTTATAAATTGAAATGTGCTAATACTTATTTTTATCCATATAATTTATTGACAAATAATTTGAAATACGAATGTCGATTTAATAATCAATATCAGTTAATACGAATTTATAAAAAAAATGAGAGAGTATTTGAGCATGGGAATGTTTGTTTTAGTCTAATTAAAAAAGGTAATAAATTTTTGAAACGTAAAGTATTTATAAAAGAATTAGCTACAATAGATCATGACACTTATATTGAAAATATTCAATCCTATTGTAAATCCAATCCATTATATCCAAATATTTATGGTAATATGTTTATGAATGCGATATATAGTTATAATAATCCGAGTTATATTGATATTTTATGTCATTATCTTTGTAGTCGCATAACCGAGGAGGGAATACTGCCTCATTTTCCACTTTTTTATGGATTAATTAATACGGTATTTGATAAATATTCATATACATTTATGGATAAGTCTGATTATAAAAATTTTATAGAAAAGTATGAATTAACGGATGGATACAATGATAATATATTAAAAATAATAAATAAAGATGATAAAGATAAAGTGGAGCTATCTAACTTTCCAGTTTATTTAATGGCAACTGAAGTAATGGATTTTGATCTTGATGAATTTATGTTGAAAACAAATGAATCATATGAATATGATATTAATGATAGTTTTGATGTAGATAGTTATGAGAAGACATTATTTAGTGTATTATTTCAGACAATAATTAGTTTAATATATATTCAAGATGAATGGAATATGATACACAATGATTTACACATAGGGAATATTATGTTTAAATCGACAGAACAAAAATATATAAATTATTGTTTACATGGTATTTTTTATCGTGTTCCTACATTTGGCATGATAGTAAAAATAATTGATTGGAACCGTGGTTGTCTAAATTTCAATAATATGCTAATTCGAAATAATGTGTATAATAATTATGGTGATTGTTCAGATATGTATTATTTTCCAACTGTTGTAAAAAACAGTAAATCAGTCGTAGATATTAATCCTAGTTTTGATCTAGCAATCTTAGCATATGAGATATTAGACAATGATAAAATAATAGATAAATCTAAGTCAAAATTTGTAAAGTTATTGCTGGATTTATTAACAATGAGTGATGGTAATAATATTTATAATTTAATGGGTGGTAAGGAAATAGATGCTGGATTTGATTTATATATAAAAATTGCGCAAATGTGTCATAAAGCAGTTCCACGTGTAGTTATTCAAAAAGCGATATGGAATATGTTTAAAGTTAATAAAAGTGTTATTCCACAAAATGAAAAGATATATACAATATAAATGACTGAATTGGTTTTACAATATAATAATAATGAATTAGATAAATTATCTAAGGATGTTATTGAACTAGATGAAACTTTCAGGATAGTAAATGACCTAGTTTCTATTCAAAGTGAAAAAATAGATTTGTTAATTGATAATATAGAAAATACGGTGAGTAATGTTGAGAATGGGGAAAAAGAATTAACTGTGTCAAAAAATTTACAATATGCTGGGAATAAGAAAAAAATAATACTTACGGGAGTAGGTCTATGTGTATTAAGTATTTCAGCTGGTTCTTTTTTAGGCTACACTTTACCAGTTGTTTTAATTGGATTTGGTTGTTATAAAATGATAGAAAAAATAAAATAACTATTTAAAGATTAGTTATATAATAATAATTAGATTACGTAGTCTGGCAAAGATTTAGCAGGATTAGCGCAGTTGGTAGCGCGTAGGCCTCATAATCCTAAGGTCGTGAGTTCGATCCTCACATCCTGCAGTAAAGACTACATACAGCAAAATCCACAAAAACCCTATTGTTCAATAATTGTAGATAGTATTTCTACACACAGCATTATTTTCATTTGTAAATATTAAAATAAAAGCGATAATAAATGCTAACATATTTTACTTGTTTTACTAGATAAATTATTTATCTAGTAAAATAATTTCTTTACGATTTAAATAGTTGGTTTTATATGATAGTATAATAAGGAATATAAATAGTAAAAAAAAAATAGGAATATTCTTTACTAATAATATATGGAAATAAAAACTTTAGTGATAATTGGGTTTATTCTTATTTTATGTAGTTCTTGTTTATATTTTTATATTAATATGGATGCTTTATTGGATTATATTAAGTATTTAAAATTAAATACGAATTTTAAAGTGGAAAAAACGTCTGAATTAAAAACAATAGACAATAGAATATCAAATGAGTTGGAAAAGAGAGATGCTGATGTAGTTAGATTACAGCAAGAATTGGAAGCATTAAAAAGATCAATGTCTGAAAAAAAAACATGTGAAACAAAACCAGCTGAGACAAAACCAGTAGAAAATAAAGAAGTATTTTTAGTAAGTAATAATATATTTTCAAAATCTGATGGAGCTACAGTATGTAAAGGTTTATTTAATAGTTCCGCAGCAACAAAAGAGCAATTAAATGATAGTTTTAATAATGGTGCTAATTGGTGTAATTATGGATGGACAAGTGAAGGAGAAGCATATTATCCATTACAAAATGACACATTAACCAGCACATGTGAAGGTAAAGCAGGTTTAAATGGAGGAATTATGGAAGACAATAATTATAAATTAGGTATATTATGTTACGGTGTAAAACCAGAAGAAAAAAAATATACAAATCTTGATATTGTAAAAAGAGATTGTTCTATGGCAGAAGCTGACTTAAAATTATTAGAAAATTATCGTAAAAAACTTGAAAATGGTAATGTAAAAATTACTCCATTTAATGACAAAGCATGGAGCCGTTATAGTTATAAAAATGATACATTAGCAATCAATGATAAAATTGTAGTTTCTACTAAAAAAGAATGTTCTAATGACCCACAAACATTAGATACTAATAAATCTAGATTACAAGCTATAATTTAGATTACAAGCTATAATTTAGATATACGCAAATTTATTTTTTTTATTTTCCCAACCGACAAATTCATCAACATTTTCAGTTTCATTTTCAATTACGTCACTATTTTGTATATTTAAATAATATTTATAATTTATATTTTTATGGATCATTTTAATAAAAGATGACATTTTTTCAGGTCTGTTTACTTCTAGTATAAAACTATAAAGTCCTTCGTCTAATTCATCAATTAATCTACCATATGTATCTAAAATATGATGTTCTAGTTCTTCTTGAATTGAAATTATGTTTTCATCTTGTTCTGAAGTAGTTTTTTCTATTATTTGGGGTTTATTTTGAGAAACATCTTCAATTACATTAGAAACTTCATTGCCTTTTTTGGCAATATCTTTCCAAGTTGACATACAATAAGCTACGCTATAATTTATATATGTTGCGTTATTTTTATATTTTAAAAAGTTATTAAAGTATATATATGTCTTCTATTGAAAATCAATTAAAAGAAAATATTAAAAAGTATATCAGTTTAGATAATTATATCAAAGAGCAAAATACTAAACTGGCAACGTATAGAGAACAAAAACGTTCTCTAGAAGAGAATATTCTATATACAATAAAAGAATATGATTTAAAAGATATAGAAATAAATTTACCTGATGGTAAATTGGAATATCTTGAAAAAGAAACACATAGTTCTATAAGTATTCAATTTTTACGAAATTCTATCATTAATTACTATAGTGAAAAAACTAAAAATATGATATTGGCAAATCAACAGGCTGAAACATTACTAAATTATATTCTAAATCAAAGGTCAACTAAAATTGAACCTACATTAAAACGTAGTCGCAAACGTAATTAATATTATTTTGAATTATTTGAACCATTACATTCTTTATCTATTAGATATTTTCGATAGCATAATTCTATTTCATTATCTGCTGTTAATCCCGAATTTCCCTTACCTATATTTTTATTAATAGTATTATATTCAGTTGGTGTTAGAAAACTATATTCATATTTTTCTGGTTCTAACTCATATTTATATAAAAATGGTTCAATTGTATGGTTTTTTCCATATTCCATAATTTTATCTTTATTATATACGCTACAAATGAGATCTAATTCATTTGATCGCTTACATACTATGGCACGTTCATCTTTATCTAATGTATTTAATGTAATCGTTTGACTATTATCTTTTTCTAATTTATTTTTACTATTAATATCTTGAATTATACGGCAATTTTCCTTATTTAACGTAATTCGTTCCAATGGTTCATTATTTAAATAATATTTACCATCTCTACTTAAATAATAATTATAAGCACCAACTTTTTCATCTTGAATACTAAATTGTTTTAAACACTCTTCATATAAATTAGTAATACTTAAAGGTTTTGTTTCTTTTTCATTACTATCATTCATTTTTTCATTTTTTATATATTCTTCTATTCTTCTACAGTTTTCTTTAGTTAATTCTAATTTATTTATTGGAACTTCATTAAAATACTGGATGTTTTTTTCATCTTTTTCTACAGTATAATTATCAAACGGAACAGTATCTCTCAATTCTCCATACGTTGGTAAACAGTAATTTTCGTAATATTTATGAATAGCATTTTTGTCTTTTGGGTTTATATTAATTTCGGTCACCACTTCTTTTTTAATAGATCTTGTATTTTTTTGACAATTTTCATGTATAAATTTATTAGCAGCATCTATAACTTGTCCACTTATTTGTAAACCATCCTTTTTATCGTTTATTTTACGTTTTGCCAATAAACATCTGTCTTCTAAATCAATTGATTTACTTGTCAATACATCGTAAAACTCGGAATATTCGGTATTTTTAAAGTTTTCTATTTTTTTTAAATAATTAAAATTATAAAATAAGATACTTATTAAAATAATAGATGATAATAATATAATAATAGTTTTTAAAGAAACCATATATATTATTTATCATATATTAAAACTACGGATCATAATTACTTTTGTATTTTATACTAAATTTATAAATATATTTAATAAAATCATTATAAAAAACATCATCATTTTCAATATAAACTCCTTTATTAGTTAAATTATTATAAACAAGTGAATATAAATTTTCTATATCTTTTTGATAATGATTATAAAATTGTGTTATATCTAAGTGTCGGGTAGGACGCAAATTTTGCGACATTAATAATATTTAATATTTAATATTAACATAATATTTAATTCTTTTTATTTTTTTATATAGATATTACTTTATTATAATCTGGATAATTTAATTTCTCTGTTTTTAAATATAATATGGAAAATACTGTTATAGGTGGTTTATTACTTTTTGGTGGTATTATTATTAGTTTAGGTTACAATAAAACACAAGGAACTATTTTATTATTATCTTTGTTAATGATTGTTAGTATATCCATATTAACATCTTTAGCACCAAGTGAAACATCAGTATCTACTGAACATTTTCAAGAAGATTTAATAACTGTTCCGGACATAAATATTCCAGAAGTTCAAAATGTTCCAAATACTACTAATCAGGCATTACCCATGCCATTGAATGTTGAAGTGCCTAAAGCATTAGGTGAAAATCTTCCAACTATAACTAATATTACTGAAGCACCAAATCCTCCTTTTAAAAAAATAGTAGGTAAATCGGATAAAACAATTGAGAGTGTAAAATTTTATGATATGAATAATAAGGTTTTAGAGAGTGGAACTAGTTCTAAAGGAACAGAATTTAGTTATCAATGTCCTAATAATAGCAATATTGTTGGATATCGTTTTAATAATCAGGGTAATGAACGAGATGACACAAGTATGCTAGGTGGATTAGGTCCTGTTTATTGTGCGGATGGAACAATTTTAGATAATGTTGTAGGAAAAGAACAAAATAGTTCCCTAGGCGAAACTTCCGCAAATAAGTAAATATTTATATGTAAATCAGACACATGTGTGATATATGGACATTACCTATTAATAATCTAAGGACAATAAATCTATTTTATATATAATTATTATATTTATATAATATTTTATATAAGGATGTATTATTCTTTACGTGATAGATAAATAAATTAATTATTTTTGAATTCATACATTTTCAAAAATAATTTTATGTTCCAATCTCGAATGGTAATCTCGATAAATCAGGAGTAATAGTTGATTGTAACCAAGGAGAAACAACAACCTGAGGACAAGGTGGATCACTTCGTAATTGGAGATTAGGATTTCTTAAACTTGAACCTATTGTGTTAATACCTACATGAAATCCAGCAGATAAGAAATTTTGGTCACCTAATTCACCTTGTCCGTTAGGAGCAACTTGTGCCCAAGTGCTATTAGCATCTCCTGGTAATAATTCCGCAGGATTTAGTTGATCTCTGGGAAAACAATCACTAGGAAACTGATTGCCATTTAAACCAAATGCGTTTGCGGGATCTTCTGCTTGATTCACTTCCTTAAACGTTGAATTTTGTCCTAATGGGGCACTGGGACGAACACTGTAGGTAGATCCACTTGGAGCCAAAGGGTCTATTGGCATAATATTACCTGTAGATTGTTGATCAGCTAATTCGCGTTTATAATTTTCCATCATTTCTATTTTTTGTTCTGTTTGTCTATTATTAACATTAACGAAATAAAATAAAGCAATTAAGGCAATAACAACAACTGAAATTGTTACTATAGGGTTCATTAGTATTCTATATATATACGAATAAAGATTTTTTATTTTAGATAAATTATATAAAACAAAATAAAAAAAACCTTACATATTAATATAAAAATGGGCAAACATAGAAGCCGTAGTCGTAGTAGAAAGCAAAGACAATCTAAACAACGAGGAGGATTTATTCGTGGTGGAACGCCTCAATTTGCTGAAATGTGTGGACCTAATCCACTTAATCAATATTCACCATTTAATGTCCTTAATAATAATACACCGTGCACCGAATGTCAAACACAAACTGGAGGCAGACGTTCACGTAAAAATAGTCGTAAACAAAAGCAATATTAGTTTATAAATAGATAAATATTAATTATAAACTAACATAAAGTATCAATATTTTCCCAAGTCAATCCACATTCTTTGGCACGCATACATAACCTACGACGACCATCAATTGTTTCATTCGTGCCAACTCTCCTAAAATTCATTCTACCATTGGGTTCTAACATACCATCTTTTTGCGGACAACGACCTAAATTATGAATATTCTGACACTCTCCATTACCTAAATCAGCCCAATAATCTGGACAAGCATTATATACTGGTGGCCATGAATTCATTTTTCGTTGTTGTGCTCTAAATTCATGAAATCTTCTATATAGATATAGCATCAAAAAAATTCCTAATATTATTGCTACTACAATTAATGCTAAAACTCCTGGTGTCAATTCTACCATTTTATATTATAATACATTGTTTTTTTTTAACTGTCTTTATTAAAATTATCAATAAAATGATTTTGAGCAATATTAAATGTATCTAATAATACATTAACCTCATCTATAGTCATTTTCTTCTCTATAATATTAGTAAATAACACAGGATAAGCCAGTGAAAAATTATTAAACTTTATTTGTAATCCTTCTTTTTGCCCTTTTTCAACTAAATCAAATAATTCCTTAGCTTCATTTTTAATTTTATTAACGTTAATTTTTATTAAATTTTCTTTTTCAGTTAACGACATTATATTTATCTATTATTACATTAAGTTTTATATACTATTATCTTTAAACAGCTCATATAATTGATGTATAAATTGTAAAATAACCGTATGTTTCAAATTATAATTACTCCAATAACCAAAAAATGTATAATACATCATATGAATAGATAGTTTAGGTGATAAAAATAAGCCTAAAAATATATATCCTAATTGATATTCAATTTCAAATAAACTAATAAATGAACCTAACAATGTAAATGATATTCTATAATAATTATAATTTAATCCTTTAATCCATTTTACAATTTCATAGTGAAAATTGCTAGGTATAGTAAAAAATAATATACTTATTAAATATTCATAATGAACAATACTAAAAAAAGATAAACACATAAAAAGTTTCCAGTTCTCTTTCCATATATCAATATAAATATAGTAAAATAAAAATGGAATTAATAAATTATTATTCATATATCCAACAATGGACCATACTGAAAAAAATATTAATAATTTATACTGAAATCGATTTATTTGATAATGTATATATTTAGCTATTTGTCGATTATTACTATTCTTATAAATATTAAAAAATAAGTTAATTGTACTACTGTGAAATAACTTGTCCCAATCTTTACTATTTAATAATCCTAATATATGTTGTTTTTTATCATAATTATCACGAAAATTATTATAATTAAATACGTATCCTAAATATGTATAATTAGCACTAATATATTCATATACACATGCTAACACAAAACTTTGTGAAAATTCCAATAATTTTTGTAAACCTACTTTTTTATAAAATATCATAATTTCAATTTGTTTAATATTCGTTTCTTCCGATAAAACAGTCTTACATAAGAATTGAATTATATTATATAATGTAAATGAAACACAAAATTCTATTTTATCTTCTAATTTCTTATTTATCCAATTTACTACCTTATGAAAATATAGTTTATTATAAAATAAATAGACAAAAATAGGAATAGATAAAATAGAAATATCAATTTCACAATAAAATAAACAACTTATAAAAATACTAAATATCCATAAAATAAAAAAATATAAATACCGTATTTTTATACTTAATAAAAAACTATTATAATATTCTATTTTATCTTTTTTACTTAACTTAATATTAAAAATAAGTAAAAAAAGGATACCATTAAAAAAACTATCAATAGATATAATATATAATAAATTATTACTATTCATTTAATCTAAATTATTATATAGTTATATTTTTAAGCTTATTTATAAATATACAAAGTATAAAAAGATAATATAATAGTTTATATATAATGAGTTCTATTAATTTGAAATCATATTATTTAGATACAGCTAATCAAAATCAACTTAAAAATTATGTAATGAATGAACTTAGTCATAAATATAATATACAACCAGTTATTGGACAACTGAATAAACGATTTCATTCTATTACTGAAATTATTTCACAAAATGTAAAGGCTGATAATAATTTAAACTTACAACAAAATCTAGAACGGATTAATCGAATAACTATTGAACAATGTTTAAATGGATTTTCAAAAGTATTAGAACCATTTGAAAAAATAGAAGTTGAACAACCAGTCCAGAATTCGGTAAATAATACACAAGATAATAGTGATATAACAAATTTATATAGTAAGTTAATGACTGAACGTGATTATACATCAAATCCAATATCAACAATTTCTCAACCAGTGAATAATATTATTAATTCTCAGACACCTCAATTTATTTTACCATCTATTCCTGAAGAACCTTTTATGCCACAAGTAAGAAATAATAGTTCTTCCTTTCAAGAAAGAATAGAAATGTTGAAACAAAATAGAAATAATGTATTAGACCAACGTAATTTAATTGACTTAGAAACACGTGAAAATAATTATAAACAAAATGTTTTAGGAGAACAACCTACCCAACGAAATTTTAATACAGATTTACTAAATAATAATACACTATATAATGATAATTTTAATATTAATAATGTAGGTCAAGAAATAGTGTCTCAAAGTGAAATTAAAGAACATCGATTTGCTGAGTTTAAAGATGAAAAATCAATGGACTATAAAAAAATAGATAGACAATTTTTCTTATGTTCTAAGGATAGACAATGGTATGGGGATATTTCTAATAATAATCTACAACCGGCATTAGAACCATTTCGGTATAGAATTCATCTTAATAATAATAATCAAAAAGGTATATTTTTACAAAATAGACAAAAAAATATTAGTTCAATACGTATAGTAGCTGTATATTTAAGTATAAGTGATATTAATACATATATGCCGCCTTATATTTTTGTATATATTCCAGAACTAGAAAATCGGGTTGAAACAAGTATAATTAATCGAAAATATGTTTTTAGTATATTAACTAAGGATGATGTAATTGGAACTCAAACAAAGTATATAAATTTTTTAACAGATAATGAATATGACCCAACACCATTATCTGAAATAAATAATCTTACATTTGAAATTTTAAATCCATTAGGAACCTTATATAATGATAGTAAGGATGATTTATTAATTTCTGAAATAGGACTTGATGATTTATTTAATCCAAAAAATTTAGTTATTACTACAAATAAAGTTTATAAAACAAATATGTATAATGTTAAAGATGTATTATTAATTCAAAATTTTGGTTTTAAAGATGGTAGTAATGGTGGTTTAAAAAATTATTTAAATCGCGATGAAGGTCATACAATTACAACTCCAACTGAATTATTAAGAGATAATAATTTTTATAATAAAATTTATATCGAATTACCCGTGAGAGTTTTAGATGACGGACAAATCATGTTGGAACCTATTATTATTGAATTTCAAGCATATTTAACAAAAAATGGTAATCCTGCTACGAATGTATATGGTGCTTTTATTAATTTAATTTTACAACCAAGCATTATTATGGAAATTAGTAAGCTTGAACCAAATAGTAAGGAAATTAATCAATCGCGTGTTACATTAATTTGATTTAGTTTGAATTATTTTATAATAAATTTATAAAATATATTAAACAAGATGTATATTCAATTATTTTTTCCTATATTTATTACTTCAATATATTATGGTTCTAAAAAATATATAGAAAAAAAAAATAATATAGAAGATCTAGATGAATTTGAATATATAGAAAGTGATTATAAAAGTTGTCCATTAATTATTTTTGATAAAAATGGAAATTATTACTATGTTTATGAATAGATAAAAAAATATATTATAAATTATATATAATATATCTATGACAAATAGAGAGTTTGAACATTTTATTTTTGATGATGATATATTAGGACAAATTCCTAGTTTTAAAAAAACTACTAAAAAATCTTCTTCCCAAAAAAAAATATATGATAATAAAAAAGTGTTATTTAGGGACTTAAGTTTAGATAGCTCTAATAATGAAAGTTTAATGTTATCTATTCCAGTCAGTGATTATTTAGATAATAGTATTGCTGATAAATTAAATGATGATTTTAGTAATGTTACTAACAGTATTGGTGGTGGTAAAAGCCCAATGATTATTAATTTGGATAGTTCTAGTTTAAATCAATCGTTACATTCTAATAATACATATGATTTATCAATGGATAATAATCAGGACTTACAATCAGCCGTAAAATTAGTAGATTCAAAATTACAAAATGATTATGGTTTTAAAGAAGATAATGAAAAACATATGGACGAGGAAGACAGTGAAGAATACGGTGAAGAAGGTAGTGAAGAAGACGGCGAAGAAGGTAGTGAAGAAGACAGTGAAGAAGACAGTGAAGAAGACAGTGAAGAAGACAGTGAAGAAGACAGTGAAGAAGATAGTGAAGAAGACAGTGAAGAAGACAGTGAAGAAGATAGCGAAGAAGATAGTGAAGAAGAACATCATGAATATGACCACCATGACGACGATGACCATCATGAA